CACCGATGCCAACGGCACCGGCGCCGCCGACATCACCGGCTACACGTACACGTCGGTTGGTACTTCGACGGACCTGACAACGCAAACCGTGGTGGTCGATCCGAAGAAGGTTGTCGGAGGCTTCCTCGGCTTCGTCGGCACGATCACGACCGGCCCGGCTGCGGTCAGCGTCGTCGCCAGCGGCAAGAAGAAGATCGTCTAAACGCCGTGGCCTTCACCGAAGACATCGCCCCGTTCTTCGCCGACTTTGGCGGAGCCGCGACGCTCAACAGCGTTGCGGTGACCGCCATCGTCGATACGCAGACGGTGATCGAGGTTGACGGCGGAGTCGCCACGCAACAGCCGACCGCGTTGGTGCGAACGTCCGAGGCATCAGTTGCCGCCCCGGGTCAATCGTTCGTCGCCAACGCGGTCACCTACATCGTGCGCCAGGTGCTGCGCGAGCCGCCGGACGGCGTGCTCACCCGCCTGGTGCTGGCGAGGGCGTAATGGCGCTCGCTGCTGCTCAGGTTGTCGATGCGCTGGCCGCCCGCATGACGGGCCTGCCGCTCACCGGATCGCGTGTGTACACATCGCGCCTGTGGCCCGTGTCAGAGGCGGAGATGCCTGCTTGGCGCCTGACCGCCGAAGACGAGTCCATCGAGGCCCAAATGGCCGACGGCACCAACCAGCATTTGCTTGTCGTGCAGTGCGAAGGGCTGGTCCGCGCGACAGCGGATATTGATGACTCCATGCACACGCTTGCTGCGCAGGGGCTGACGGCGCTGTGTGCTGTCCCTGCGCTGCACGGAACCCAGTTGACCAGCGTAGAGCGCGTCCTCACGAGCGAAGGCGAAGCCTCCGTGGGCGCGGTTCGTATTCGCGTCGTCACCCGTTTCTTTGTCCACCCGGCTGCGCCGGAAACCATCGTTTAGGAGCGCCGTATGGCTATCACCCTCGCAGTCGGCACCACCGTGGCAATCGCCAGCGCTTACGCCGCATCGAAAACCATGTCCGCGATCACGAACGACGCCAACGCTGTTGCGACGCTTGAGGCTTCGCACGGCGTGGCCGTCGGCGAGTTCGTGGAGGTCACTTCTGGCTGGGATCGACTGAATTCGCGGATCGTCAAGGCTACCGCCGTCGCCACCAACGACGTGACCTTCGGCACCATCGACACGTCGAGCACTTCGCGCTACCCGAATGGAAGCGGCACGGGCTCTGTGCGCGAGATCAGCACCTGGACGAACATCGGCCAGATCACGAAGGATATCCAGGTTGGCGGCGGCGAGCAACGCTATGCCGACATCACCACGCTTGCTGACGTGATCGACAAGCAGATCCCGACGCGGCGCTCGCCGATCACGGTCACGCTGCCGCTGTTCTACGACAACGATCTTGGCTTCGTGGCGACGGTTCGTTCCGTGGCTGAGACGGCCACTGCGACCGCTGTTCGGTTCACCTACCCGGACGGAACGGTCCTGGTGGCGAATGCGTATTGGAGCTACCAAGAGGTGCCGACCATCCAGGACGACACCCTGCGCGGCTCCATCGACATGACCTTCGCAGCGCTGCCGGCGGTGTACTGATGGCGATCTCCCGCGAGTCCATCCCGGCGGTTGTCGTCCCCGAAACGGAGGTGCCTTGCGCGCCTCTCGGCGGGGATGTCGTCGTCCGCCCGATGGATCTCGTGGAGTTGCTCCTGTTCAACGAGAAGCGCAACGAAGTCAAGGCGCTGCTGGACGGTGAGACGGAAGCGCAGGCCGACGCCCGGCGCATGAACGTGATTCTGCCGTGGGTGCTTGCTCGATGCGTGCTGGCGGATGACCGACAGCCCGTCTACAGCGAGCAGGAGTGGCGCATCTGGTGCGCGAAGCATCTGCCCGAGGGATATGAGTTGTTCGCTGCGGCGACGGTTGGGGCAGAAAAAAAAACCTGACCGATCACCCCGCGCTGCGGGAGCAGATGCGAGTTGCGTCCCACTTTCGATGCTCGGTGGCCGAGCTGCAACAGCGGATGAATGGAAAGGAACTCGCCCAGTGGACGGCATGGATGGATGCAGAGCAGATCGGCCCGGAGTGGGACCGATTCCGCCATGCCCAAATGCTGGCCGCTGTGCAGAACGGCGGGCGGTACGAGCATGCGGAGAAGCGAGCCTTCATAGCGAAGGACTTCATGACGCCGGACCCGTGGACGGAGCCGGAGGAGCCCAAGCCGACGGACAAGACGGCGGCACTGCGCAAGCGGCTGCTGGCTGCGGAACTCTCTGCCATGGAGGACGCCTTCGCGGGCGAGTGACGCATGGCTAATGACGCCAAGATCGTCCTATCGGCGGAGGACCGTACCAAGGCGGCGTTTGAAAGCGCCAAGCGCGGACTCGCGACCATCGAGCAGCGAGCGGAGGCTGCCAACTCTGGATTCGCACGCTTCGGCGGATTCCTCGGCGCAGGCTTTGCTGCCGGGACGTTCACTGCATTCGTGCGCGAGACGGTCAACGGCATCGACAAGCTCAACGACCTAAAGGACGCGACCGGCGCGAGCATTGAGAACCTGTCTGCGCTAGAGGATGTCGCCGCCCGCACTGGAACGTCGTTCGAGAACATGTCCGGCACGGTGGTCAAGTTCAACCGCGTGCTATCCGAGTCGAAGCCGGGATCTGATACAGCCGCGATTCTCAAGAGCATCGGGCTGAACGCGGAAGAACTGAAGCGGATCGACCCAGCGGAAGCGCTGCGGCAAACGGCGGTGGCGCTGGCGCGCTTTGCTGACGACGGCAACAAGGCCCGCATCGTTCAATCACTGTTCGGCAAGTCGATCCAAGAGGTGGCGCCGTTTTTGGCCGACCTCGCCAAGAAAAGCGAGCTTGTCGCGAAGGTGACGACAGCCGAAGCGGAGGCTGCAGAGAAGTTTAACCAGCAACTCGCAGAGCTTTCAAAGAACAGCGTGGATGTGGCTCGGGCGATAACCGGCCCGCTCATCTCGTCCCTGAACGACGCTATCGATCGATTCAGGAAGGCGCGCGAAGAAGGCAAGAGCCTCTTCGACATCTATCGCGACAACGTTAAGGCGTTCTATACGCCCAGCGACGCCTCGCAGATTCGCAACCTGACACAGGACATTCAGACGCTGCAGGAGGCATTGAGTCGTCCCGGCCTTGACTCGAAAGCAAGGAAGCAGTTCGAAGGCGACTTGGCTGCGAAACAGTCTGAGCTGGCAGCAAAGCGAGCGGAGATTGCCGAGGCAAGGCGCGAAGCGCGCGATGAGCAGGCTAGCCGGCTGTCCAACCTGGGAGCAAAGCCGACTCTCCCGCCCATCCCAGAGAAGCCAAAAGCCGTTGGGGGGACGGCACCGAAGCAGGTTCGCATCACCCCGAGCGACCCTCGGCTGTCGGAGGTTGCACTTGCCGCCGCCGAGGATGACCGTCTGCGCGCAGAGCAACTCGAAGAGATCGAGAAGGCCGCCGCATATGAGAAGGCGTTGCAGGACGAGCAACTTAACGCAACGTCGGAGTACCTGCAGAAGCGGCACGAAGCCGAGCTGGACGCGGCGGAGAAGTTCAAAGAGACGACGCGCGAGATGAGCACGTTCGCCGATCAGGCGCAGCGCAACATCCAGGACGCGCTGGGCGACACGATCGTAGACGCGCTCGGCGGTGACTTCGACGACATCGGCAAGCGTTGGGGCGATCTGCTCAAGCGCATGGTGGCCGAGGCCATCGCGGCGGACATCGGAAACGCCATCTTCAAGAAGGGCGGCGGATCTAGCGGCGGAAGCCAGCTTTCTGCCTTGTTCGGTGGCATCGCCTCGTTCTTCACTGGCCTGCCGAGTTTAGATGTCGGAACGCCGTTCGTCCCGCGCGACATGATCGCCAAGGTTCACAAGGGCGAGGCAATCATCCCCGCGTCGATGAACCGGCCCGGCGGAGGAAGCACGCCTGTCATCAACGACAACAGAACGCTTTACATCGACGGCACTGCTGATGTCGCCAAGACACAGCAGCAGACGGCGGAGATGCTGGCCGCCTATGACCGCAGCCTGTGGCAGCGCCTCAGGGCATCGGGGGTGTCGGCATGAGCGTCATCACGATGTCAGCGACGGTTGCTGGGCTAGTGGTCGATTGGGCGCCGGGGCAACTTCGCTTCGACACCATGGAGCGCAGCGACTCCACCGGAGACGAGGCGGCTCGCCTTCTGGCTCCACCTCGCTGGTCGCAAAGCGTGACGTTTGGCGAACACCGGACGCTCGCCGAGTCGGGTGCCATTGAAG